TCAACGTCTTGCTGGCTCACCGGAGGTTTGGGAAGACAGTACTGGCGCTGTGCGTCTTGATCGTCAAGGCATTTGAGTGCAAGCTGAACAGGCCGCAGCTGGCCTACTACTGCCCAACCTACAGCCAGGCCAAGCGCGTGGCATGGCCGTACCTGCGTGAGTTCACAGCTGGCATCCCAGGCACAGTGCTGAATGAGGCAGAGCTGAAGGTAAGCCTGCCAAACGGCGCAACCATCCAGCTGGGATCCTCAGACAACCCGGACGCATCCCGAGGCATCTACCTGGACTGGGTGGTAATGGACGAACCCAGCCAGATGCCGCCAAGGATGTGGACTGAGGTGCTCAGGCCAGCCCTGTCAGACCGTCTTGGTGGTGCCCTATTCATTGGCACTCCCGCGGGCAGGCATGGCCTGTTCTATGAGTCCTATGAGCTTGCTGATGGCAGGGCTGATTGGTGGCGTGGCATGTTCAAGGCCAGCCAGACCGGTATCGTGCCCGACACTGAGCTACAGAGCGCACAGCAGGCCATGAGCGTGGCTGAGTATCAGCAGGAGTACGAGTGCAGCTTTGATGCAGCCATACGTGGTGCGTACTATGCTGAGGTCATGGACAAGGTCAGGATAGCCACGATCGCCCCTGTCGCAGGCCAGCAGGTGCACATCAGCCTTGACCTGGGCATGAACGACGCAACAGCAGCATGGTTCTTCCAGACAGATGGTAATCGGGTCAACGTGTTCGCATACGCTGAATATACGAATATGGGATTACCTGATATTGTGAATGACTGGAGAAGCAGGGGTTATGTCTACGGCAAGGTAATCGCACCTCATGATATTGGAGTGCGCAGCCTCAGCACTGGACAGACTCGCAAGCAGACCCTACATAATCTGGGCTGCGACGTGATAACCGCTCCTAATATACAGGTAATAGACGGAATAAATCAGACTCGATTATTCCTTTCTCGCTGCTCATTCGACAAGGAAGGATGCAGGGACGGGATAGAGGCGCTCAGGCAGTACCGAAGTGACTGGCAGGACAAGAAGGGCGTGCTCACGCTTAAGCCACTGCATGACTGGACCAGTCACGGGGCAGATGCGATGCGATACCTAGCTGTGACTGGTATTGACCAGCTGACGGGCGAGTGGTCCAATGCGCTGGACTATTCAAACATGGACAAAACCATATGCGCCTGACAGATGCCGAGATTGCAGCCATTGTCTGCCGTGAGATATCGCAGGCACAGGGGTATGACACTGACGTGCTGGCCACGAAGCGCCAGGCGTCGCAGGACTATTACAACGGCCTGTTACCCGCCGCACCAGCTGCTGGACGCAGCTCTATCGTCAGCATGGACGTTGCAGACAGTGTGCATGCCCTGATGGCCCAGATAGCGCCCATCATCAAGTCCACCATCGTCGAGTTCGACAGCAAGAGCGAAGAGGATGAGAAGCAGGCCCAGCTGGAGTCTGACTTCGTGCGGACCAGAATCGAGGAAGAGGACGGCTACGAGGTCGTGTTCTCAGCCGTGCATGACGCCCTGCTGGTGGGCAATGGCTGGATCAAGGTCTACGTAGACGAGGAGGAAGAGGTAACCGAGGAGGTGTACCCGTCCGGGCTGGACATGGTGCAGCAGTACGTTCTGACCCAGCCAACAGCCCCTGAGCAGGAGGTGACGGCTGTAGAGAGTGCCGAGAAGTTCACCGTCACCCGCACGACCAAGAAGCGTGAGCTGGAGATCGACGCCATCCCACCGGCCAACATGCTGTTCAGTGCCGGCCACGGGAATGGCGACCTTGATGATCAGCGTTTTGTGGCCGAGCTGAAGTTATACACAGCTTCTCAACTGCGCGATATGGGCATCAGCCAAGCCAAGATCGACGCCATCCCTGATGCGCTTGAGTCTGACAACCAGGCGCTCAACGCCATCCAGGGCATCTACCGGGACGACGGCAGCCAGGCTGTGCAGGAGGCCGAGCGCCTCAAGAAGGTCTATTGCTGCTACATCCGGCTGGACCTGTCCGGCAACAACAAGAGTCAGCTGTACTACGTGTGGATCGGTGGCGAGACGCTGCTGAAGAAAGAGCCGGCCGACTACGTTCCCTATTTGACAGGCAGCGCCATCCCGACACCGCATCGTGTGCAGGGGACTGGTGTGTTCGACCTGCTGAAGAGCATCCAGGACGGCAAGACCGCCATCCTGCGCGCATACATGGACAACCTGAGCGTGATGAACCAATCACGGCTGGGGGTTGTCGAGGGCATGGTGAACATGTCCGACCTGACCAATGGCCGCATCAATGGCGTGGTGAGGATGCGATCCCCCGACGCAATCCTGCCTCTGCCATCTGCGGACATTGGCCCCCAGGCTATGGCAGGCCTGTCCTACCTCGACCAGGTGCGAGTGCAGCGGATAGGGGCCAGCCTGGACCTGAACGAGTTGCAGGCCCAGTTGATGAGCGCATCAGCCACAGCAGCGGCAGGCCAGCTTGGGCAGGTTGAGAAGATGAGCGGCTGGTACGCCACCAATCTTGTCGAGACGCTGGTCAAGCCCCTGTTCCTGATGGTCCACAAGGTGCTCCGTAAGGAGTTCCCGGGCCAGCAGGGCGCGAAGATGCGAGGATCGTGGCAGCAGACGGATCCGGGCCAGTGGCAGGACCGCGAGGTGGCCAGCGTCCTGATGGGCATGACCACGCAGGAGAAGGCCAGCCGCATCAACGCACTCAGTCAGGTGATTACCGCGCAGAATCAGATGCTGCAGGCCGGTGGAGCCGGTGTTCTGGTGGACAACAGCCGCCTGTACAACAGCATGTGCGATTGGATCAGGGCCAACGACCTGAAAGCGCCTGATGAGTACCTGATTGACCCGACCAGCGAGCCAGCCAAGCAGGCGCAGCAGGCCCAGGCCAAGCAGCAGCAGGAGCAGCAAGCCAAGATGGAGGCGCTGCAGAAGGAAATGGTCCAGATGCAGCACCAGTTCGAGCTTCTCAAGCAGCAAAAGGACCTGGAGTACAAGGTCTGGAGCGACCAGCTTGATGCAGAGGTGGAAGAGGCCAAGATTACAAGCTCTGCTGTGATCGAAGTCAAGAAGATCAACAATGCTGCGCCAACTAAACAGTGAGCAGCTTGTCCAGCTAGTTGACAGCGCCCTGTCGGACGCTGAGAATGACCTATTGATGCATATCAAGCATGCAAAAGGTAAGCTAGACGAACGTCTTGACCTGCTCACGCAGCTGGACGCCCTTCAAGTTATCGGAGCCATGATCCATGCAAGAATTGACAACGCCCTCAGAAGTCCAGACTGACCAGCTCCAAGCGGTCACTGATCTGCTGCTGGGCAAGACGGCTGAGAAGCCGACGCCTGAGACTGTCAACCAGGCAACTGAAGAAGTGCAGACTGAGGAGCCTGCGACCCCTGATCCTGTCGAGCCTGAGAAGGAAGCAATCGACTACGAAAAGGAGATCCCACTGTCTACGGGTGAGAAGGTGAAGCTGGGCGCGTTGAAGGACGCATACCAGTCACAGCACACGAAGACGCTGGAGATGACCGAGCGCGAGAACCGGCTGATGAGGCAGCAGGATGAGATCGAGAGGCTTGCAGCCCATATGGGTAGCCTGCCCCCTGAGCTTGTCGCCAAATCACAGTCGGAGATTCAGCAGCAGCTACAGCGGGAGCATCACCTTATGCTTGAGGCCATCCCGGCCTGGAAGGATAAGGGACAGTTCGATCTTGGCCGAGGGGCCATCCATCAACTGGCAACCGAGTACGGCGCTGAGAAACTGGTATCGCAGGTCACGGATCACAGGATCGTGAAGATGCTGAATGACTTTGCCCAGCTTAAGGCGGCCATCAAGGCCTCCGGCGCTGCAATCAAGCCGCTGCGCTCATCCGAGCCAAGCGCGAAGGTGCAGCCGATCAGGGGAGCGAGTCAGGAAGTGGAATCACTCATCAACCGGGCCAAAGCCTCGAAGTCACAGAGTGACCAGGTGGCGGCAATCAACGCACTATTCAGGAGTAAGTAATGGCCAATTTAAACGCACCCGCCCTTGAGGCAGCACTGTACGGTGGTGTCATTCGTGAAGATGTCATGGAGAAAATCTGGGACATCTCGAAGATTCCCCTTCCATTCACTGACGCCTGCAGCAAAGGCACCCACACCAACCGCCGGGTTGAGTTCGTGGTTGACAAGCTGGGTACGCCAGTCGCAAGCAACGCTGTTGTTGAGGGCGTGGACATCACCCAGAACAACACTGCCATCGGCACCCGGCTTGGCAACTATACCCAGATCCCGGTCAAGGCTGTGAGCATCACGACCACCGCAGAGGCCAGCAACGGCATCGGCGGCATGAACAGCCTGTCGTATCAGCTGATGATGAGACAGCAGGAATTGCGCCGTGACGTGGAAGCGCAGATGATGTCCCATCAGGCCAGCGTGGCAGGCGATGCAGCCACTGTCGCCGGCATCTCTGCCGGACTGGGCGCACAGCTGAAGACCCATGTGAAGGTGGGCGCGACTGGCGCTGTGGGTGGCTTCAACACCAGCACCGGCCTGTTTGTGGCTCCTACGCCTGGAACCAAGCGCGCACTGTCCGAGACGCTCATCCGTGACGTCCTGCAGGACATCTACGTTGCAGGTGGCAACACCGCCATGCTGATGGCTCGCCCGCCTGTAATCAGGCTGATGAGCGCCTACATGTTCGGCACGACCGCCAAGATAGCCACCCTGCAGACCAACACCTCGGGTGCGTCCTCGCAGACGGCTATCGGCAGCGTCAACGTGTTCGTCACTGATTTCGGCCAGGTCGTGAAGATGGTGGACAACCGCATCCAACTGGTGGACGATACTGCAACGTCCTCGATGTACTTCCTGGACCCGTCGCACCTGAAGCAGTCCTTCATGCGCGGCTATCAGACCGACCCGCTGGGCAAGACCGGCCTGACCGACAAGCGCATGATGAGCTGCGAGTACAGCATGCTGGTTCTCAACGAGGTCAGCCAGGGTGCGATTCTGGCGATCGACGAAGCTCTGGCGATGGTGGCCTGATGCTGGTCCGGATCACCAACGTGGGTGACCGGGCCTTGGGGACAGGTTTCGGGATGCTCGGTCCCGGCCTGTCTACCATCGTTGACATGAAAGAGTCTGATCTAGATCAGTGGGAGGGCATCACGTATGCACACGTTCAAGTTGTGGGTAGACCCCAGGATGATGGAGACGCGCAAGCTGATGCGCCAGCAGCGGCCCAAGGACATGTGCAGCTCCACGTTGAGGTTGGCACTGAGCCTGTCGCAAGCGGAGCATGCGGCATTGGAGCGGCTGAACCCAGAAAGCCTGGGCCACGCAAATCAAGAAGTAAACATGACAGCGTGGCGGAAGTTCTGCGAAAGCCCGCAGTCT